CAGCGGCGCGGCGGCCGCGCTGACGGCTGACGGTCTGCTGTCGGTCTACTACGGCATCAAGACCGACTACGCGCGCGCGGCGGTGTGGATGCTGAACCGCAGCACCATCGGTCAGATCCGCCGCCTCAAGGACGGCGACGGCGAGTATCTCTGGGCTCCTGGCCTGGCCGGCGGCGTGCCGAACACCATCAACGGCGCGCCCTACGTCGAGGCCGCTGACATGCCGGATGTCGGCGCGTCGGCCAAGCCCGTCGCGTTCGGTGACTTCCGCCGTGGCTACGTCATCGTGGATCGCATCGCGATGGAGATGCTCCGCGATCCGTACACCCAGGCGACGAGCGGCGCGGTCCGCATGATCTTCCGCCGCCGCGTCGGTGGTCAGGTCGTGCTGCCCGAGGCCATCGTGTTGCAGAACGTCGCCCTCTGATCTGACTGAGAAAGGACCACTCGACACGCGCGGCTACGAGAGCATCGAGCTGGTCATCGCGACCGGCTCGATTGCCGACGCAGACGCGACGTTCGTCGTCCTCATCGAGGACGGCGACAGCGCGACGCTGACGGACGCGGCGGCTGTGTCCGACACGTTCCTCCTCGGCACCGAGGCCCTCGCGGGCTTCCAGTTCGATGATGACAACGAGTGCCGGAAGATCGGCTATGTCGGCGGGAAGCGCTACGTCCGCGCGACCATCACGCCGGCCAGCAACGCCAGCGCGGCGTTGTTCTCGGCGGTGTGGGTTCTGGGCAACGCCCGGACCGCGCCGTCGGCGAACCCGCCGGCCTGATCTGACTGGGCGGCGGGCTTCGGCTCGCCGCCCTCTCTTCCGAACGAGGTGCTCTCATGAGCTATTCCACGCAGAACTACGACGCACAGGGCGGCGCGCTCTCCGTCATCGGGGGCGAGCTTCGCATCTCGGGCGGCTACATCAGCGGCGGCGCGATCCTCAACAAGCGCCAGCGCTTCACCATCGCTGAGATCAACGCGGGCGCGACGCTCCTTCCCGCGATCCCGGGCAAGAGCTACCGGATGGTCGCCTGCAAGGCGATCTCGGTCGGCGGCGCTGCGGGTGCAGTGACGACGGTGGACGTTACCGGCACGCTATCGACCTCTCGCAAGCTCGTGGCCTACGCGCAGGCCAACCTGACCCAGTCCACCGTCCTGTTCGACGGCGGCACCGGCGGCACGGTCCTGGCCGACGGCGCAAGCTACACGGCGAACGACGCGGGCACGGCGATCCTGGTCGGCAAGACGGGATCGAACGTGACGACGGCGACGCATATCGATGTAATCTTCGACTACGTCGTCGAGTGACGTCGATGAAGGTCGAGCGCTTCAGCGTTTCGGTGACGACGGCGGCGGACGGGTCGGCGACGGCCTTTTCGCCGACCATCACCGGAGCCATCTCGTCCATCGCCTATGTCGCGGACGGAACCAACCCCTACGCCGCAACGGTCGATTTCGCCATCACGGTCGAGAGCACTGGGCAAGGTCTCTGGACGCAGTCCGACATCACCGCCAGCGGAACGCGCGCGCCGCGTCAGCCGACGCATGAGCAGGACGGGACGGATCGTTTCTTTTCTAGCGCCGTCAGCGAACACACGGTGCCTGATCTGATCTGCCTTGCGAACGACCGCGTCAAGATCGTGCTGGCGCAGGGCGGCAACGCCAAGGTCGGCCAGTTCGTCATCACGGTGATCTGATGCTCTCCGTCCTCGTTCCCGCGACATCCTCGCGCCTGACCTCGCTCGATGCGGTCAAGCGCGAACTGTCGATCTCGGGAACGAGCGACGACGCGCGGCTGCTGGCCTACATCGATCAGGCCAGCGCCGTCATCGCTGACTACCTCGGGCGTCCGCTCGGCCGCGAGACCGTCGCGGAGACGCTGCGGCTGTCAGCGGCGTCCGAGACCATCATGCTGTCGCGCTGGCCGGTGGTCAGCGTGACGAGCATCGTGGAGGACGGCGTGACGCTTGCCGCCACCGACTACGAGATCGACCGGAGCTTCGCCTACCGGCTGTTTGACGATGAGCGCGCGCGCTGGCCGGCGGTCAAGGTCATCCTGACCTACGTCGCGGGCTACGATTTGCCGGACGGTGTCGCGCCAGCTATCGAACGCGCGGCGACGCAGTTGGTCGTCGCTATGAATGCCTCGCGTGGCCGCGATCCCTCGCTCCGCTCCGAGAGCGTCGAGGGCGTCGGCGCGCAATCCTGGCTCGATCCGCGCAACGGCGGCGGGCCGCTTCCTGACGGCGTCGTGGCGCTGCTCAATCCATATCGTGAGGTCATCGTATGAGCGGCACGTTCAGCCTGGGCGACTTCTCCATCGGCGCGGCCGCGACGCAGGTCGGCGAGGTGGTCGATGATCTCAGCGGCGCGCTCGCCATCACGCTCTCCGCGCGTCTGGCCTACGGCTCGGGCGGCACCTCCTGCTACGCGCTGGTCGAGACATCGCTCGATCAGGGCGTGACCTGGGTGCAGATCGCGCGCTTCGATTTCACCACTTCCGGCTTGCAGAAGGTGATGACCGTTTCCGGCCTCACGCCGCGCCTCGCCGCAGCGTCCGCCGGAAGCCTTTCGGCCGACACCGCGCTCGACGGCACGCTGGGCGACCGGCTACGCGCGACGGTGGTCTCGACTGGCACCTACGCCGGATCGACGGTTGTCTCGGTCCGCGCCAACGTCCGATGAACACGCGCGGCGCGATTGACCGGCTGGGCCAGGTCGCGCAGCTGCGGCGGCTGACCGGCGTCGGCGCGAACCAAGTCTGGCACGAGGTCACGCTGCGCGTTTTCGCGCGCCAGTTCAGGGCGCAGGAGATCGTGCCGGGATCCGGGCTCCAGCAGGGTGACCGGCAGATCATCGCGCACGTCGCCGAGATCGACGCCGCGCAATGGCCGGCACCGCCGCGCCGCGATGACAAGCTGCTCCTGGAGGGGCGGCTCCTCAACGTGCAATCGGTCGAGACCGTGCGCGTGGGCGAGATGATCGAACGCTACAACATGGTCTGCCGGGGATGAGGGCGTACCGCTCGCCGCGCATCTTCGCGCGCGAGATCACGGTGACGAGCAAGAATCTGTTTCCGGCGCAAGTTGAGGCGCTACTGGAAGACGCCGCGCGCCGCGAGAAGGCGCGCGTGGTGATGGAACAGACGCAACGCGCGGGCATCGCGCCGACAACCGAGACCATCGTGGACGGACGGCGCGGCGCGCCTATCGACGCGGCGACGGACAAGTCCACCATCATCATCGAATACGAGTATTTCCGCGAGATCGCCGCATGGCTCCTCGACACGCTGGAGCGTGGCGCGGTGCGCGGACCGACCGGCGCTTACGCGCGCTCGTTCATCCTGCTGGTCGATGGCGTCGAGGCCCAGGTCTCGGCGATCACGCACGACACGAAATCTTTCGTCATCGCGAACACGAAGCCCTACGCGCGGCGGCTGGAGGTCGGGAAGACGCGATCCGGCTCGCCATTCATCGTGGACGACAGCCGCTATCGGTATGTGGATAGCGTCGCCAAGGCCGCCAAAGCGCGCTTCGGTAACGTGGCGCTGGTTCGGCACACCTTCGTCACCCTGTCGGGTGCCTATCGTCTACGCCGCGCGCAAGGCAAGCGCCGCGACCGTCAGGCCGGATCGGAGATCTCCTATCCCGGCGTCCGCGTCTCCAAGCTCTAGGAGCCTCTCAGATGGCAGTCACAATCAGCCTCTACAACCACACGGCCAAGCTCTTCGCCGAGGGCTCCAACATCCCCGGCGACACTTACAAGGTGAAGCTGTTCACCGCCGCGACGTTCAACGCGACGCACACGACGCTCGCGGGTGTCGGTGGCACCGAGGCCACGACAGGAACCGGGTACACGGCTGGCGGCCCGTCGCTGGTGAACGTCGCCGTGACGACCGTCACCACGAACGATGCGCGCTTCGATGCCGATGACGTCACGCTGACGGCGAGCGGCGGCTCGATCACGGCGAGCTTCGGCGTGATCTACAACGACACCGACGCGAACGATCCGCCTATCGCCTTCATCGACTTCGACGGCTCGCAGAGCGCCGGCGCTGGCACCGACTTCAAGATCATCTGGGACGCCAACGGCATCTTCTCGTTCACGGTGGCCTGATATGGCCGACAACGTCGCAATCACCCCCGGCAGCGGCGCGAAAGCCGCCAGCCGCGAGGTCAGCTATTCGGGCGAGACCGCGCAGATGCAGGTCGTCGCGCTGGCGACGGTCGCGGGCGCGGACGATGCGAAGACGGTCACCGACGTCTCCGAGACCTCTCCGATGCCTGTCGCGGGCTACGGCGAGTTGATCGAGACGCTTGAGGCGATCCGCATGGCGATGCAGAGCCTCACCCGCGCTGCGGGCCTGCTGACTGTCGATACGGGCGGTCGCGTGAGGATGTTGCTGGACTCGATCAGCGCCTCGCTGACGTTGGCCGCCATCACGACCGTCTCGACGGTGACCACGGTCTCGACGGTGACCAACCAGTCGCAGATGGGCGGCTTCGCCGCGCAGGATCAGATCCCTGCGCTGATGCATCTCCAGGCGGACAACCTCCGCCGCAACATCTCGGTGACCTAATGGCGACCACGAACGGAAACCGCAAGATCCTCGACCTCAAGCGATGGGAGATGGTGGGCGGCGTTGCCCCGCAGGTGACGGCGGCGGCGCACTTCATCGTGTCGTCGCGCCACTACCGGCAGCAGCAGTTGCTGGTCTCCAGCAACACCGTCGCGCATCTGTACAACCCCAATGAAGACGGCTGGGTTCAGGTGCCGTCGCCCGCGCTCGCGGGCACGTTCGGCGCTGGTGCTTGCGGCGTGGCGGGCGCGTTCTCGACAGGCGCAACGGCGGGCGTATCGTTCCTGACGGCGACCGCAGGAACGACGACGACCATCACGACGAACCAGACGCTGGCGCGCGATCTGCGCGGCTACAGCGTGTTCTTCGTCGGCGGCACGAACGCCGGAAAGCTCAAAACGATTGCCTCGAATACCATCGGCGCAAACGCTGTCATTACGTTTGAGGGCGCTGCCGAGGCGACCGCTTTCGACAACACCTCGCAGTATCGACTGAAGACGCCGGTCTTCTTCGTTCTGGGCGCGGGCACGCTCGCGAGCGGCTCTTTCAAGCGATACGACTTCTCGACGAATACCTGGGCCACGCTGGTCAACACCGGCCTTCCGGCGTCATGGGGCACGGACGGTCGGCTCATCTCGACGCCGTCATGGCTCGATCTCGGCTTTAAGTCGTTCGCTACAGGAACGGCGACGGCTGGCGCATCCACGACGCTGACCAACAGCGCGAAGTCGTGGACGACGAACCAGTGGGCGAACTACCAGATCCGTATCAGCGCCGGCACGGGCGCAGGACAGATCCGCACGGTGGCAAGCAACACGGCGACGGTCATCACCGTTTCGAGTGCCTGGACGACGACGCCGGATGCGACCTCGCAGTACAGTCTCGAAGGCAACGACGATTTCATTTACGCCCTCGGCAACAACGCCGTGACGATGTACCGCTACAGCATCAGCGCCAACACCTGGTCCACGCTCTCTCCCAGCGTGGCGCGCGGCGGCGCTCCGGGTGCTGCGGCGTCGGGAAGCTGGATTCACAGCGTGTCGGCATCGGACTGGAACAACGAGAGCGCGATCCTCAACGGGCGCTATATCTACTCGTTCCGCGCCGGTGGCGGCGCGCTGCTCGACCGCTACGACATTGCGGCGAATAGCTGGGCGGCGCTTACGTATTCGCCAGCCGTCGAGACGTTCACGACGGGAACGAAGTGGATATATTGCAAGGATGCGATCTACGCGCAGAAGGACGCGACGGGCCGCTGGTTCCGATACGATCTTGCGCAGTCGGCGATGGATGGGTGGGGGCAGATGCTCTACCCCAACGGCGCAGCGGTGCTTGGGGACACGGCGTTCGACGTGACCTTCAGGGACGGCGCGACCGAGATCGACTATATTCACATGGTGCTCAACACCAGCACCGTGCATCTGCGGCAGATGGTGATCTGATCATGACCATTCCCGACCTGATCGCGCTCGCGGTGGCGCGGTTGTCGAACCTGACGGCGCTCCGCACCTCATCGGAGCGGTTGGGCGACGCCGCGAGGCTGGAGCAGATCGAGAACGAGATCGCCGAGACCGAGGCAACGCTTGAACTCCTGCGAGGCATCTCATGACGCTCGCCGACCGCCTCGCCCAGCCCGACCTCGCGGACCTGCCGGACTGGCAGGCTGCGGCTGCGCTGAACCAGCCCGACCCGGCGCTCCCGGCGGTCGAGGCATGGGAGAAGACGCAGATCGGCATCGGATC